TCTTTTCGTTTGTGTGTCCTAGCCATGCCATAGTTATAGTTCCTTTTTGCCTGTGATAGCTTCGCGCTCTCTCTTATAATGTTCTGTAATGTAATGTACAATTAGCTCTCTATGTCTAGGTGCCATCGCCCATGCTTCTTCCCAAGTTATGCCGCCTTTCATGTGGAAACACATCTCCACTAACGACTCTTCTAACTCTACCGACGACTTCCCAAGGTCTGCTATATGGTTTCTAATCTCCTCAGGATTCGATATACTTAGAAACCTTAGGAAAAATTTACCGGGTTAAATTCGATGGCTGCCTTCCATGTATGATTACAAGTCTTACATACTGCATCGAGAGTCTGTACAATTCCCATTTTGTTAATTTCTAACATTCTCTTTTCGATTTTATTCACATCAGCACTTGTTACATTGCGTATAAAATCTTCAATATGCTTTCTATTTGTTACTTCTGTAACACCGTTTTCGTCAGTAAAGACAATCTTAGTAACATTGTTTATGATGAGTTCGAAGTTTAGCTTCGTGAGCTTTTCAAAAGCCACTGATATAATGCGCATCTTTTCGTCGTCGCTTAGATCGGGGCTAGCAATAGCTTTTTCGAGTTTGCTGTTTTCAAAGGCTGTTCTTTGATTACGAACAATCATTTCAAATGTGCCCGGTGCCATAAAAACCGTGACGCCATTTTCGAGAACAATCTCGTAATGATCGTCGAGGCGTTCGGCAGTAGTTAGCAACATACTTAGGTTTAGACCAAAGGTATTTTCCGCTTTACATGCAGGACACTTTGAGGTAATAGTTGCTTCTTCACCATAGGAAGCAGAACGAATGCCGATCATAATAGCGTCTACGTCACATGCGAGCAGCTTTCTTGGATTCTTAGCTCCAGGAACGCAACTCTTGATAACATCGACAACCGCTTGTCCCGATAACAAAGCATCAGGATTTTTCAGTGTTAGCTCATCCTGTGCAGTCATAGGCATAATACCCAGTTCCAGTTCATCGTTGAGTTCGATAACGCCCGGTTCATAGAAGTTACCCATCGACGGAATCTTGATATATGTGTTTACTCCACGATAAAACTTCTTCAGCGGGTTGATCTCAGACATAATGCATTTCCTATTGTGATAAATAAAGCAAGTAGATAACTACTTCTTTCCGTAGTATTTATCAGCGTATATAATGGTGGTCAAGAATGTCTGAAGACGTAAACATTACCGGTGCGACATTTGGAGCAGATGTTCCAGAATGGGCTAACGAAATTACCCTAAAGAAGGTCGTTGCTCAACTGGAGAAAAGTTTCGAACTGAATGCAAAGCAAACCGAAGCTATGCAGAAGCTTCTCGAATGTTGCAAGGCAGGCGGTAAGGTTGACACCAACGATTCAAAAGTACAGAAAAAGCTCTTTGAAGAAATCAAGAATCAAGGAAAGGAACAAAGACAACTGAACCTTCGTGGTGGAGCGGGGCTAAATCTTCGTGGCAGCGCCCGCGGAACGATGGCAGGTGTTGGTAAGGATATGTTCTCTACAATGACCTCTGGCTTAGGTGCGGCAGCAGCGGGACTAGGATCTTTTACCGGAGAGCTAGGACTAGCAAGCACAGGTTTAGGAAAGTTCGGAGGCTTTCTTAAGTCGGTATGGTCAGGCCCGGGTGCCGGATTTATTTCAGGCATGGGTTTGGTGGGAAGCTTAATAGGACAAGTAATTTCTAGTGTTAAGAAAATCTCCGGTACACTAAAGAACCTAGCCGAAACAGGTATTCGTGTAGAAGGCGGATTGGTAGAATTCGCAGGAGCTATGGCAAGCACGGGCATGACAATGGAGGCCTTAACAGCCCTCTCAGAGAAATACTCGAACGTCATGGTATCGAAGGGAGTTACGGGAATTGTTAAGCTAACTACTCAAGTCGGAGAACTCAGCGGTGGTTTAGCAAGATACGGCCTAACAACAGCAGATGCTACAGAATACGTTGCTGAGTATTTAGATCAGCAACGACTAGTAGGTGTGTTCTCTCGCAGATCACAAGCAGAACAAACTAGAGCCATTAAAGAAAACGTTGAACGACTAACTGCATATTCTAAGATACTAGGTATATCTAGAAAGCAGATGGAAGAAAGCTCGAAGAAGATGCTAGATAGAGATGATTTACAACGCATGTTCTTTACTATGGCTCCAGAAGAAAGAGCTAAGGCATTAGATTCGTTTAAGACAATTAGCACAGCATTTGGTTCTCTAGGTCCTCCGGGAGAAAAGATGCTAGAAATGTTTACAGACATGGCAGCAGCACCGATACCGCAAGCATCGGAATCCTTTAGAATGCTTGCACAAGTAAGCCCAGAGATGGCTATGCAGTTTGCTGATATGGTAGACGACATGAAAGCGGGCAAGCCGTTCCGCGTAGAAGAAGTTGTTGCAATGGGCAAACAGTTATCGGGACAAAAGCAGCTGATTGCAGCCTTTGCATTAGCAGGCGGCGAAGTTGGGCAAATGGCCAACGTATTAGGTACCTTTGGTCTTACGGCTGAACAGGCTGAACAACGTCTTGCAGAAGAAAGAATCAAAGCAGCAAAGGCTAATAATACAACAGTAGAAAAGCTAACAGACGCACAGTTCCGAGATTACATGTCGAGCGTGGGAGAGGCTGCAGAAGGTGCAGCAATGGTAGAAGACGCCATGAATAAGTTTAGAGCGACGCTAGAATATACTGGCATCAAGGCTTTCACTGACCTACTAGGTGGCGAAGGTAAGGATGCAGTAAATGCAATGGTTAACGGCTTAAATACTATCACTGCAAAGCTTAGAGAGTTTGCCGACACAACTACTATCTTCAAAGACTTCGGAGAAATGATTCGCAATCTAACAGGCACCGAAGGACTATCGGGTCTTTTAGCAACACTAGCAGCCGCAACAGGTGCAGTAGGTCTTCTAGGCGCTGCAATGGGTGGACTAGCTGCCTTTATTGGCAAGCTTGCACTCAAAGGCGCAGCTAAGGTTCTTGGACTTGGAGGTGCAGCAGCAGGCGCCGCAGGTAAGGCAGGAGCAAAGACTGCGGGTAAGATTGGGCTAGGGACTCTCGCAGGAAGAACCGCAGCAAGATTTATTCCGGGGTTAGGACTTGTAGTAGGCGGCGGCATGGCAATATCTGATGCTCTCGAAGGTGATTGGGTAGGAGCAGGACTAAACGCAGGCGCAGGATTAGCTAGCTTAGTTCCTGGAATTGGTACGGCGCTAGCAACTGGATTAGTCGGAGCAGACATAGCTCGCGAAGTTATGACTTCAGATGCAGAACCAAAAGATAAGGCTCCACCAAAAGTAAAGCAACCAGAACCGCCTAAAGTCAAAACCACTGATGATTTGATAAAAGAGCTGATAAGTAAGGGAGATGGCGGCGAACTAGACGTGCTCACTGATATCAGACAACTAATGGCAGAGTCTGTAAGAAAAATAGAAAGAGTAGAAATGGCCATCAAAAGTAATGGAGATGCAATGTAATGAGTTGGACAAAGTATTTTAGACCAGCGAACTCTGTGCTACCGTCGCAGACGCCTGGCGTATCTCAATACGGCGCATCTGCGGTAAGCAAGTTCAGTTCTTGGCTACCAGAATTTTATCAAGGCCCACCTAATCGTCTCATGCGCTATATGCAGTATGAGCAAATGGATCTTGACCACGAAGTAGCAGCAGCCCTAGATACGCTGGCTGATTTTTCTACACATCTAGATGAAGACACTGGTCTCCCGTTTGTAATTACTTACAAGGACGAAGCAAGCCCATCCGAAAAAGAGATTCTAATGAGAACTCTAAAGCAATGGTGCTCTCTCAACGAATTTGATAAGCGTATCTTCCGTTTATTTAGATCATCGCTGATGTACGGCGACCAGTTCTTAATTCGAGATCCAGAGACATTTAAGCTTTACTGGATCGATCCGTCGACCGTAGAGAAGGTGCTAGTAAACGAAAGCAAAGGCAAGGAAATCGAAGCCTACTATGTTCGAGAGCTAGACCTAAATCTACAATCTCTTGTCGCAACAAACACACTCAAGAAGACCGAGATGGGTTATAATGCGCAAGATACAATTTTTCCTAACGCACCTTACACAGGCCAAGCAAACTATTCCACCGGATCGGCCTACCCACAACTTAGCACCCAAGGTCAAGCGTATTCGCAAGGCCAGTCTTTCCCTGTAGACGCGGAGCATGTTGTCCATCTGTCCCTAACAGAAGGAATGAACAACTCGTGGCCATTCGGTATTAGCGTGCTTGAGCCTGTGTTTAAGGTGTACAAACAAAAGGAATTGCTAGAAGACGCAATTCTTATCTATCGTGTACACAGAGCTCCAGAACGCCGTGTATTCTTTATTGACGTTGGTACGATGCCTCCTAACAAGGCTGCACAGTACCTTGAGCGCATTCGCTACGAGGTGCAACAGAAGCGCATTCCGTCTCGAACAGGTGGCGGTCAAAATATTGCAGACTCATCCTACAATCCAATGTCAATGCTAGAAGACTACTTCTTTGCTACGACAGCAGATGGAAGAGGCTCGAAGGTAGAGACATTAGCAGGCGGCGAAAATCTAGGTCAGATCGATGACTTACGCTACTTCAATAACAAGATGCTACGTGGTTTAGGTGTACCATCGGGTTACCTGCCAACAGGCCCAGACGACGGATCAAACGCATGGAATGACGGTAGAGTAGGCGCAGCGTATATTCAAGAGTTTAGATTTGCCCGTGTATGTCAAAGACATCAAAGGCAACTAACGCCTACATTCGATGAAGAGTTTAAGCTTTTCTTGAAGCATCGTGGTGTAACTATTGATAACTCTATTTTCAATATCGAGTTACTACCTCCACAAAACTTTAGCGAATATCGTGACATAGAGCTCATGAGCACCTACGCTAACCTATATAATAGCGTCAAGGATAATCCAATCCTCAGTAAGCGTTTCGCACTCAAGAAGTATCTCGGACTAACAGAAGACGAGATCAACGAAAACGAGAAGATGTGGCGCGAAGAAAACGATGTAGCACACATGACTCAAGACGAAGGTGCAAGTGCCGATCTAAGAAGCGTAGGCGTCAACGCTCCTCCTATGGACATGGACTTTTCAGAAGAGCCCGACATGGAGGGCGGAGAAGAACCGGATCTAGGCGGAGAAGAGCCTGATATCGCCGGCGCAGAAGCAGAGGCACCGCCCCCAGATGAGCAGCTATAACTGGTAAATAGTAGTATGAAGTTCAAAGATGTATTAAACGAGTATTACTATCCAGAGGATGATAAGCTCAATCAGACCAAGAAAGACGACACGCGTCGTCCTAGATTGACCCTAAGACATCTTAATAAGCTTCGTAAGGTTCGCGAGCTCAAGAAGCTAGAGCTTGCCGCACATAAGGACTTCGTGAAGACTATGTACGGTGCAAAAGCCGAGGGCGGCGAAGAGCCAATGCTCTAAAATATACTGCTTTAAGTCGTATATTCTAGAACTAAATAATACGATATGCCAAAAACGCCGTTTTTTGGCCTATTTCCTACCACTTTACTTCGTTCTCCATTAAATAGCAATGTAATACTTTGCATTACAATTGCCTATTGATTTATAAGGAGAATTGAAAGATGTCACATCGCCAAAAGCTTGAGCAGGTCCTAGATCTGCTAATCAACGAAGAGCATGATGCAGCATCCGAACTTCTACACTCTGTGATTGTCGAAAAAGCCCGTCAAATGTACGAGGAGCTAGTCGACGAAGACTTCGGCGGAGACGAAAAGGAAGACTTCGCGGACGAGATCGAATCCGACAAGGAAGAGATTGAAGCCGACGAGATTTTCGACGGCGCCGAAGAAGAGGGTGAGAACGTCGAAGACGCTGAATCCGAAGAAAGTGAAGAATCCGACGAAGAAGGTGCTGAGGGCTCTGAAGAAGAGATCGAAGACCGCGTCGAAGACCTAGAAGCAGCACTAGCTGAACTAACCGCAGAGTTCGAGCAACTCGTCGGTGGTGAGGAAGCCGTTGAGCTAGGTGACGAAGATTTTGCAGACGATTCCGTAGAAATGGGCGGCGAAGAAGGTTTCGGTGACGAAGCTGGATTCGGCGGCGAGGTCGAGGAAGTCGGTGCAGAAGAAGAAGGAATGTATGAAGAGTCTGTAGAAGACGAGATCTCTGAAGCTACAAAGCTACAGGACGAAGTCGCTTCTCCAGGCATGGAAAAGGAAGGCAAGCTGGCTGGAACAGGCAAGAATTCGAAGGCAGGCGCTGTCAACACGACAAGCATGTTTACGAAGGCTCCATCCAAGGCAGACCACGGTGGAAAGCCACACAAGGTCGGCGGAAAGGATGAGGCAGGATACAAGGCCCCAGCAGCTAAGGACCACACACCAGAAGACAACATTGCTGTAACACAAAAGAAGGTCTCCACATCCGTAGAAGGCGAAGGAAAGTTCGCTGGTACAGGTAAGGGATCTAAGGGTGGCGCTGTTAACACAACGAGCACTCTAGGTAGCGGCAAGGGCCCTAAGGGCAACTAATCTTTTAGTGTGAGGGTAGGCTAAGGTATGTCTAACAAATTATATGAGTTCATGTCGTTCGACAAGGCACAAATCATTGTCGAACGTGCTGAAGGTGGAAAAGACCTTTATATGAAGGGAATTTTCATCCAAGGTAACGTCAAGAACCAAAACCAGCGCGTATATCCTCTTAACGAAATTAATAAGGCCGTAGTCCAAATTAATGAACGTATAAAGAACGGAGAAACCGTACTGGGCGAGCTAGACCATCCAGAGGAGCTATCCATCAACCTAGACAGAGTGAGTCACATCATTCAAGACATGTGGATGGAAGGTAACGACGGTCACGGTAAGCTCAAAATTATACCAACACCTACAGGTAATATTGTAAGAACTTTGCTCGAAGCAGGCGCAAAACTAGGCGTTAGCTCTCGTGGATCTGGTAACGTAGGAAATGATGGAAGAGTAAGCGACTTTGAGATCGTAACGGTCGATATCGTAGCTCAACCATCTGCTCCAAACGCTTATCCAAGAACCATTTACGAGAGCTTGTTTAATATGCGTGGTGGACAGCAGATGTACAATCTTGCGGCAGACGCAACACACGACGAAGTCGCGCAGAGATATCTAGCCAAAGATATCCAAAAGTTTATCAGAGATCTAAAAATTTAAGGAGAACGACACATGGCAAAGTTCGAAGATATCCTAAAAGAGGGCGCGCTTTCAGAAGAAGCACGCACTCAAATTCAGGAAGCCTGGGAAGCCAGACTTGCTGAAGCAAGAGAGGAACTTACTGCCGAGCTTCGTGAAGAGTTTGCACAAAAGTTTGAACATGACAAGTCTGTAATGATCGAGTCTGTGGACAAGTTTTTAAACGACAAAGTCCGCAGCGAGATCGCAGAGTTTGCAGAGGATAAGAAGGCACTAGCAGAAGAAAGAGTCAAGTATAAGGCTCGTGTTGCTGAGCATGTAAAGATGCTCGAGAAGTTCATCGCAACAACCCTAGCAAGGGAAGTCAAAGAACTTCGCGAGGACCGTTCGCGCATGACAGGCAACGTTCGTAAGCTAGAGGAATTCGTCCTCAAGCAGCTTGCGGAGGAAGTGAAGGAATTCCACTCCGATAAGAAGGCTCTAGCAGAACAGCGTGTCAAGCTAGTACGCGAAGGCAAGAGAGAGCTAGCCGAAACAAAGGCTAACTTTGTAAAGAAGGCAGCACAGGTAATTGAAGAGAACATCAACAATGTTCTACGTTCTGAGATTTCTCAGTACCGTAACGACATCAAGGCCGCTCGTGAGAACGACTTTGGTCGCCGTATCTTCGAAGCATACGCTGCTGAATACATGGGTTCGTACCTAAACGAGTCCAGCGAAGTTAAGAAGCTACAGGCTAAGATGATTAATCTATCCAAGCAATTGGATGAAGCAAAAGTCGCAGCAGCCAACGCAAAGCAACTCAACGAAGCTACAGAGCGCAAGCTTAAGGCAACAGCAGACCTAGTTAAGAGAGAAAAGACTCTTAACGAGCTACTAAGCCCACTAAGCAAGAGCGATCAAGCAGTGATGAAAGAGCTACTACAAACAGTTAAGACTGAGAAGCTGCATGAAGGCTTCAAGAAGTATCTACCAGCAGTCTTAAATGAAAAGAAGGCAGACACACAGGTCCACACTCGCAGGCCACTAAATGAAGAATCAATTAGAACTGCAAAGACTGGAGATAGAAGGGCAACCGCTGCCCAACAAGAGGATGAAGGTAACACAGTTGCTGAAATCCAAGAAATGAAAAAATTAGCTGGAATTAAGTAAGGAGAAAACTAATGGCCAATAAGCTATTTGAAAGCAAGTGGGCGGCAACTAAGGAAGCCCTTCTAGAAGGTCTTTCCGGTTCTCGCCGTGAGACAGTTGGTGTTGTACTAGAAAACACCCGTAAGTATATTGCTGAAGCTGCAAGCACAGGCGCAACAGCCGCAGGCAATATCGCAACAGTAAACAAGGTAATGCTACCGCTAATCCGTCGCGTTATGCCTTCTGTTATCGCTAACGAAATCCTAGGCGTACAGCCTATGACAGGTCCTGTGGGTCAAATCCACACGCTCCGCGTTCGCTATGCAGATAGCGCAGCAGGCGTACTAGCAGGTACAGAAGCCCTAGGTCCATTCGACATCGCTCGTGCATATTCTGGAGCAGGTGGTGTAGCACCAGCTGCAACAGCCGCACTAGAAGGTGTAGCAGGTAACCGTCTAAGCATCCAAATCCTAAAGGAAGTGGTCGAAGCTAAGACACGTCGTCTATCTGCACGTTGGACATTTGAAGCCGCACAGGACGCACAGGCTGTACACGGCATCGACATCGAGGCTGAGATCATGCAGGCACTAGCCCAAGAGATCACAGTTGAAATCGACCAGGAGATGCTAAACAACCTACGCGCACTAGCTGGTGCAGCTCCAACAACATACGACCAGAGCGCAGTGTCCGGTACAGCAACATACGTTGGTGACGAACACGCTGCTCTAGCAGTTATGATCAACCAGCAAGCAAACCTAGTTGCAGCTCGTACACGTCGTGGCGCAGCAAATTGGGCAGTTGTTTCCCCAACAGCTCTAACAATTCTGCAGTCCGCAACAACATCTTCTTTCGCTCGCACGACAGAAGGTACGTTCGAAGCTCCAACAAACACAAAGCTTGTCGGTACACTAAACAACAGCATGAAGGTTTATGTAGACCAGTACGCAGCAGCATCTGAGGCTGTACTACTAGGATACAAGGGCCCAACAGAGACAGATGCAGCAGCATTCTACTGCCCATATGTTCCTCTAATGAGCACTGGTCCAGTAATGGATCCAACAACCTTCGAGCCAGTCGTTTCGTTCATGACACGCTATGGCTACGTAGAACTAAGCAACACAGCCAACTCGCTTGGCAATGCTGCTGACTACCTAAGCAAGGTTGGTATCAACAACGCAACACTAACATTCTTCTAATCGAAGATTGATAGGCAAAACGGGGAAAGGGCGCTTCGGCGCCTTTTCCTTTGGTTGTATTTTATTGATGTTGGCTAAGAATAATATTGAGAAGTGTCTCTGCCTTTCGAGTACAGAGAGCAGCCTTAGCACCAGCGTGCATCGGCTTAGGCCATACGCCTAATTTAGTCCAGCAGTAGCCAACTGCTTCGTAGTTTACTTGAGGAATAAACTCTTCCTCAACGACACAAACAAACGTGTAATATCGAAAGTGCTTATCCTTGCTTTCGTAAATGTCAAAGGGATAGATCTTGCTGATCTCAGGAACAAAACCCATTTCTTCTTCAAGCTCTCGAAGCAGGCATTCTTTAGGTGTTTCATCACCTTCAATCATGCCGCCCCATAAGCTCCAAGTTAGATTGTGTGTCTTATGCGGTGCTCGTAGATTGAGCAATACTCTTCCCGTCTTTGATGAGACAAAGATTGCTCCAGCACCGCTTTTCTGTTCTGTCATTACTGTGAAATACGCCAGTACCCTGGGTTGTACTCTCCTAAGTAGGTGTAGATCCATTCTCTACCATCGAACTTATAGTGTTGCCCGTCTGCTATATTGCGTACATAGACAGGGTAGGCGGACTCACTGGCATCAAAACTGACAACCCAGTTAGCACCATTGAATTCGATGATGTCGTTTACATACGCACGAACGCCGCCCCATGCTGTGCTATTCGTTGGAATATCTTGCGCAATAGCGGGCTCCTCGCCGATTGTATACTGACTACTTAGTATGAGATAGCGCTGACCAGCTTGAGCAACTGGCAGACCATTACCGGGATAGACCTTGCTTGGATCAATGATGTCTGTCACTGGTCCCGACGATAGCGTCGTCGGTAGGCTATCCTCATCCACCACAAAAGTGGCAAAATTCTTTTCAGTTGCGTCCACCTCAATCGTACCAAGGACATCACCGGATGTGTCCTCAATATCGTTGGCCGTCTTGAGTGTGAGGGTTGTTATCGATGGGTCAATACGACCATACTCGTCAAACAGTGCCTCCCAGCTAAGGGTGCTGTCGCTCTCGCCATTACTCTTGAGCAGCTCTATGCGGCTGGTTGTAGAGGTTAGGCTTGTAACATTGATTTTATGATTGCCTGGCGTGACAATGATCTGCGCAAGCTCGTCGAAGCAACTATGAAAGGGATCATAGACATTCTCTATGTCCTCCTTGCTAATGTTGAGATCGTATAGCGACATCACGATTTGCTCGACGATGCGCTGTCTTGTGACCTTAGCAGGAGGGTTGATCCAGATCGGCACCTTGAACGTCAGCGACGCAAAATCATTCTCGCTGCTTGTTCCCGCTGGCACCCCCTTTGACGACCAGTTCACTGTCTTTAGTTCTACCTCAAAGATTGTGCTCCAGTCTAACGGGTTTGCGTTTGTCTGTAGCTGCACCGATGGATTGAAGATGGTTAGCAGTTGCTCCATGATCTGTAGCTTGTCGGTGGTCGTCGTTGTCCATATATCAAGCGTCATGGTCATATCATACGGCACAGGCATATAGCTCTCTACCATATAGCGATTGCCCTGCTCGGTAGTATATTGTCCTGTTTGCGGATCATACAGCCGTTCAATCGCGCGTGTCTTGCGCACATTAGTAGTATCCTGTCTACGATCTGGAGACATTTCGATGGCATTGATATACGCAGACATCATCGGAGCAGACATCGCCGTGTTCGTAGAGTTATCCTTCAGAATCTGAGCTACCATTCGGCTCATAGAGCCATAGACAATAGGAACACGCTTCTGAACCTTAGTTCCTGTTGAGTCAGGCGGCAGCTCGATCTTTGTGTCAGCGAAGATACGAATGAACTGTAGAATATATCTTCTTATCTGCTCGTCGTAAAAATAATCCATTATAGATCCTTATAGCGCAGGGTTAGCCTGATAAATTTGAACAGCAGTCAAAGCAAACTCCCACATATAGCAATCGTGCGTCGTATTGATAAAATGTAGCTCTCCGCCGTTAGCCTGAAAGTCCGGACCAGCAAACAAAGGAATCGTAAAGTTGAATCTTTGCGTATTAGAAACACCTTTGTAAAATACACCTGTCTCTTCCCAAATAATACCAGCAGTTCCGCCAACATCCAAGTGAACGTCAAAGATGCTTGTCGTACCACCACCTACAAAGTATCCCGCAAACGCAAGACGAATCAAACCAAAGTTGTTTAGACCGCTTGGAACAATCTTGTTTGTGGCGGTATTCCAAAACGCGGGCGCGCCGGGCGGATGACCTAATGTTTCTTGCCCACCGTTGATTGTTATTTGCGCATGAGAACCTGCGGTAATATGTCTTGGTGAAGCTTGTGTATATTGGCTATCGTAATAAAACTGCCAGCCCTGCCCACCCATATAAGGCACGCTCTCTACAAGATCGCGCACATCTCCTGCGGTGATCGAGTTCGGTGCTTGCCCATCTTGGAAAACGTTTGTTAGTAAATCTTGTTGTGTGCGAATCGTCATTGTCTGCTCCTGTTATTCAAATTCTGGTCCAAAGTCTGGACTAAAGATGCTTGTCGGGTCCACGGTAATATCTACGGTATCAACACCTGTAGCACCGAGATTGTCCGTTACTGTTAGCTCTACGGTATAGGTGCCCACAACTGTATAAGTGTGAGAGACCGTGCTTCCGGTGCCTGTAGTTGAGTCACCAAAGTCCCATTGATACGATACTATGCTGCCGTCGTTGTCGTAGGAACCAGAGCCGTCAAAGTTGATTAGCAGAGGTGATAGACCGTTTACTAAGTTCGTGCTAATCACAGCAACGGGTGCCTGATTAGCATCTACTACAATCTGTACGGTTGCCGTTTCGGTAGCCCCTTGATTGTCAGTAACGGTTAGTTCTACATTATATGTGCCCGGCGATGTAAAGGTATGAGAAATGACTCCTCCTGTACCCGTAGAGCTGTCATCGAAGTCCCATTGATACGAAACGATTGTGCCGTTGATGTCGTAAGACCCGGTACCATCGAATATCACCGTAAGTGTCTCGATACCTGTTGTTAGATTTGTGCCGATAATAGCAACAGGAGGCGGATTCGGGCTAATTACAATAGGCATTGTAGCTGTTGAGGTAGCACCTTGATTGTCAGTGACCGTTAGTATTACAACATAGGTGCCTGGCGTCGCATACGTATGGGTCACAGCACTTCCTGTTCCGCTGGTGCTGTCACCGAAGTCCCAGATGTAGCTCACGATGTTGCCGTCGGTATCGTTAGCGGTGTGTCCGCTAAACGACACAATCAAAGGTGCGATACCTGTTGTAAAGTTAGAGGTGATAGCAGCGATAGGCGGAACATTTGCCGGCGGTGTAGCAGCGTCGTCGGAACCATCATAGTCAAACGGAATCGTGACAGAACCTTTTGCCTTTGGTCGCACGACCTTTGACAACGCCTGCTTCTCAGGTATTGTGCTGCCATCGTCGTTCTTGGTAATGTTAGTATTGTCAATGAACATGTCGTGTAGCTTATTTGTTGCCGTCCACGGTAGCTTGCGCTGATCTACCTCGATGCGAACCCACTTACAGGAGGTCTGCTTTTGAAAGAGAACCGGGACGCTAAAATCGGTTCTAAGGAAATACTGCCCCACCGGAACACCGTCCGGAAATGCTTCACCACTACCATAGAGTGGAAGACCATTAGGCGGTAGTCCGTCACCAGTCTTGAACCAAATAAGATCTGGTATCTGCGTCACTGGATCTATCAAAACATACAGATGGGCAGCATCATACCATAGCGGATCGTACGGCACGTTTAGCGCAGCTTCCTCTACAATCTGATCAGTGAGATCCTGTAGCTTGTCGTCTGTGCTTAGGTTGTCACCAATAGTGTCAGCACAGCAATCGTCTGGATTCTCCACAGGGCCGCCGCTCTCCGGCCATACCTCGCCTTGTGATGCCTTGTCCAGAATATCCTGGAACTCAGGTGCTGCTGGCATCATCTTGGCACGAACTCGCCACAGATGACCCCACCATGTAGGCCCATAGCCCTGAGCACTATTCGAGGCATCCTCTACGACGTAGAAGCGGTTCATAGCTTGTTTGTTCTCGTCCAATGGATAAAATTCACGAAGGTGTGGTAGCTCCAGCACATCACCAGCCATAAGCTTGCGCCCGAGCCTTTCCACATGATCGTTCATGTGGAACGTCATGAAGATGGTGTCATCGGTGAGGAAGATGCCGAACTGGGTAAGGTCAAAATCCGTATCGCTGGGCTGGTACGCACCACGTAGTTCGATGATGTCTGGAGCGTATTTACGATCACGATTTTCCAGAAACAGCACATCACCTATGGTTAGCTCATTAGTAGGAGCACCATCTGCGACATTACTTTTATTGTCATCACCGGAACCAACCTCTGGACCAAGGTACTTGTGAACATAGACGCCCGTGGCGCCCATTTCGATATTTTCTTTCACTACTCTGTCTATGTACTTGTAGTTTAGATCTTGTACTGGCTTCCAGAGAGAAATCTTTGGCATTCTGCTTACCTCACTTATGCTTGTATTTATCACATCTTTGTTCGCTTTGTCGCGATGGGAATAAAAGCCCTTGATAACTATAACGGAAGGGAATAATCCTTATAAATATAGGAGGGAAGGATAATGTCATTTATGATGAAACTAATCGCATCTTTGGCCCTCCTTGTTATCGCGACTACTGCCTGTGGCGCTCCGAGCAAACCAGCTCCGGGCGACGGAGGAAAGTGGGGGTGCTATGTACAGTCAACGAACCTGCTCGTATCTAAGAGTAAGACGTTTGACATCGCCATGGCAATCTGCGAAGACGAGGAGGTGCGCACAGGTCAAGAGCACTACGTAATGGGTCCAGACAAGGTAAAGCACCCTGTCAATCCAGATTTTCCGATAGTGACCATTGAAAAGAAATCGCTACCAGATGGCACCGTTGGATCTACATATCCAGCTACCACCGTCACAGCCGCAGGCGGATACGGCCCATACAAGTGGTCGGTAGCCGCAGGCAGCTTACCGCCAGGACTACAGATCGGCACTGATACCGGAACGATCTCAGGTACACCGCTTACCACAACGGGATCACCGTTTGCCTTTACACTGGCAGCCGTTGATACTCGCGGTACAGCAGACACTGAGACGTTCACGATCACCATCCTTGGTCCGGCACCGACCATTACTACCACCACTCTACCGAACGTAGAGGAAGGCAGCGCCTATAGCCAGACGCTTGCAGCCACAGGAGGCACCACACCACTATCGTGGACCATCGCTTCAGGCACACTACCGCCGGGCTTGACACTAAGCTCAACGGGCACCATCTCCGGTACCGCTGGTCTCGTAGCGTCTAACACGACCTCGAACTTCACGGTTCGCGTCACTGACGCAAGCGCTCGTACAGCAACCAAGGCACTGTCTATTACCGTCACGGCAGCAACAGCGGTCACGGTTACAGCACAGACCCTCGGTCTTGCGGACGTAGGCGTACCGTATAGCGCACAGATCGCAGCAACAGGCGGCAAGACGCCGTACACGTTTGCTGTCACTTCCGGCGCACTACCAGCGGGCGTCACTATGTCCAACACTGGCGCAATCAGTGGTACACCGACAACAGCATCTTCGGCAACGTTTGTTGTCACAGGTACTGACGCAATCGGACAGACGGACACCGAGACCTTCACGATCACAGTACGTCCAGCACCACCAGTCATTAGCACCACTACGCTACCAGGCGCACAAGTGGGCGTAGCTTACAACGCCACGATTGCTTGGACAGGCGGAGCAGGCCCGTACACCGCAACGGTATCCGCAGGATCTCTACCAGCAGGACTCACAATGTCCACAGCAGGTGTGATCAGTGGTACACCGACAACCGCAGGTACAGCTAACTTCACGGTCACTGTCACAGACGCTAACAACAAGAACGGCTCTAAGGCACTGTCTATTGTGGTCAGCCCGCCAGTCCTTACCATCACTACAACGACGCTACCAAGCGGCAGATTCGGTGATGCGTACAGCCAGACGCTTGTAGCATCCGGTGGCACACCACCGTACACCTGGACCGTAGGCGCAGGCCTACCACCAGGTATCACACTATCGTCCACAGGTACGCTAAGTGGCTCTCCAGGACAGCCGGGCGAGTACACGTTCACGGTCACAGTTCGCGATGCAAGCAACACCACCGACACCCAGTCGTTGACAATCACGATCACGAACATTCCGTTGGACATTATCGCACCACCAGCACTACCACCAGCTGAGGTCAACGCCTCGTACATGTACATGTTCTCAGCACAGGGCGGAACACCGCCATACACCTGGGCATATGTCAGTGGTGATCTACCTCCAGGACTAACACTGGGCGCAGACGGTAAGCTCTCTGGTACACCAACGTCGAACCTACTACCACAGTACGTCTTTGTGGTCAGCGTCAGCGATGGCGTAGACACAGTACAAGAGACTGTACAGATTGTGGTACAGAACGACACGGTTCCAGATGCCGACGCATCTCTGGTATGGCTACCACCAAACCAGTACACAAATGGCGCAGCCCTACCGTTGAACCAAATCGGTGGCTATAGAGTGTATGCCCGCCCAATGGGTAGCACGACATGGACATACGACATTGACGTTCCTGTAAATACGCAGAACTGGTATGACTTCATGGAGCTACCAGTAGGCGTATGGGAGTTCTCGGTACGCGCATACGACATCTATGGTGATATCAGCGATTATAGCGCAATAGCATCTAAGGAGATCGTACAGTAAGAAATGAAAGAGAGAAGTGGAAACGGACTTTCGCTTCTCTCTTGACTTTCCCTATAAAAAGCGTACACTAATAATGTACTGTAAATATTGGAGAGAAAGAAAGGCAGATATAGAAATGATTTACCATTAAATATTTTTAATTTCGCTTTCCGTAGGCCATATACTTATACGGAACCACTGTCCAACGTGGAAGTCGACCAAGCGGTGACCTAGGACAAGTATATTAAATATGTGATGAGAATTGGGAACACTTGGCCCAATTCGAGGAAAGAGGGCAACGGTGCCCTCTTTTCTTTTGACTGATAAATACAGCAGCTACCTGACTACACTTTTGTAGATAATTTGACAGGTTGCCGAGACACAGATGGCTGTATATTACAATCTCAAAGGTACCACTCAATCTAACTTTCAACTCGGGAAGGGCGGTATAACCTTAGATGCTATATCAAACGCATCCTTAGGAATTCAAGGCACCAGCTTAGTCCTCAACAATAATGTCACCGGCACCCCGTCTGCCAACGCCGACTTTGCTGTAGAACGCGGTACAAGCGCCAACGTATCGATACGTTGGAACGAGACAAATGACCGTTGGGAATACACAAACGACGGTAGCACTTATACAGCCATAGGGGCCGCAGTATCGTTCGACAGTCTTACAGATGTAGATCTTACAGGTGCCGCAAATAACGACCTTCTATATCGCAGCGGCGGGAACTGGATAGACACTGCCGGCGGCTTGACTTGGGACGGGTCCAGTACACTAAAGGTACGTTCTACAGGCGACGCAGCTCTAATTTTAGAAGCAGACAGCGATAATGTAACAGAAACAGATAATGCGTATATTACCTTTTATCAAGACAATCAAACCATCGAAGCAGAAATCGGCCTTTCTAGTACCGCCGGGCAAAGGCCAAACAACGGAGCTACACTTGCAGGAACAACGTATTATGCAGACAACGACCTAATTATTTTAACAGACCAAAGCATTGTGCTAAGTCCTGGCACGGGAACAACAGCAGGCTCCGTGCCCGCTCTAAGAGTATCTGAATCGAGACTGGTAGCGGGAGTTGCGCTGGAAGTGAGAGATGCAGTAAACAACACGTTAGGGACCACAACCGAATATATTCGTTTAGATATTAATTCTACCAGTGATGCAACGGTTTTAGTAAAATCATCGGGAGACTCGGTTCTAATCCTGGAGGCGGACACCGATGATTCTGTTGAGTCACATAATGCATACATTGTAATGAGTCAAGATGGCGGCCAAGGTAGTGCAGTCATCGGATTGGCTGCCGCAGCGGGCACCAACCCATATTCGGGAACCGTTTCTAACGGTGGCGCAAACGATTTAGTAATAGCCAAGGCAGGCGGCTCTGGTTTTGGAGGTATAACGATTGCAGCATCAAATATAGGCATGATGCAATTTGATGATCAGGGATCGAGAATTACGAATTATGTACCGCACACTACTGTAGCATCTTCAACTACCGCCGCAGGTTTCAACGTACCGCACGGCACAGCTCCCACTTCTCCTGTTAACGGAGATATCTGGACTACAACCGCCGGCGTGTTTGCTCGCGTCAATGGCAATACACGGACGATACTTAACGCTGAAGCAGACCAAACAATCTCTGGTCAAATAACCTTTTCAAACACCGGCGATACATACGATACAATCTTTAATGGTTATCCGCAGTTTCAGGCGGGCTTTGAAGCAAGAGATTACATAGAATTTAGATCCGAGACGGGCGGCACCGATTATATCAGTATGTACTGGATTAACGCCGATGGTGCAGCAGACGAAAAGACTTGGGTTATAGAAAGCGATGCAAGTTTAAAAACATTTGCTTTTAGAAACTGCACAGATGCACTTGGTAGTTATAAAGACTTTTTAAAGTTCACTCGTTCGGGCAATGCCGTTACTAACATAGATTACGGTAACAGCACAGACTTTCCACTGCATACCTTTTATAGTAAGCCATCTGCTAACAACGCCTTTGTTTTTGATTCGGCAGCGAAGCAGAAGATTTACTTTTTCGGCGACGCTAGTTCTGCAGGTGGTGGCCCGATATCTGATCAAATCACAGGACCTGCATCAGGCTATGCTTGGTGGGAGATGACTGCATGGGGTAAATCTACCACAGCATCGTCTACCGAAGCCAGCTTGTGGTTAGGACACTTACGCGGTAGCGAGGCTTCGCCAGCAGCATCACAAACCTCCGACGAATTAGGCGATGTACTTTGGTGGGGACGATCTACTAACGGAACACAGAGCGTTGTAGGTCGAATAATAGGCATAGTAGAGACCGTAAATACAGGTACGCTAGCTGGCGGCATTGATATACGAACTCACTCGGGTACAGGCGGGGCTGTTACAGGACAAACAAGCAGAATGTATCTCAAGTCCACTGGCGAAATTGCCTTAGGCACAGACGGCTGGATTACTTTTGATGAGCACACTTCTGCTCCAGGCACCCCTGCCTCAGGTCGGGTTGCAGTCTACGCTAAAGCCGACGGCAAGATTTATCGTAAGGACGATACGGGAACAGAGACCGAACTCGGTGGCGGAGGAGGGGCATCTGTAACAATCAGCGATACTGCTCCCGGATCACCAACAGCAGGCGATCTATGGTGGGAGAGCGATACGGGTATTTTGAAGGTCTACTACAATGACGGCACAAGCTCGCAATGGGTAGACGCATCTCCGGTTCCTGCCCCAAATGCAGGCATTACGGTAGAAGCAAAATCTACGAGCTTCAACGCCGCAGTAAACTATAGATATATGATCACAGGAAATAGCGTAACTGCTACACTACCTTCGAGTGCGACCTTAGGCGACACCATATATTTCGTCGCCGGCACTTCTACAATCACCGGATTTACCGTGGGTAGAAACGGGCTAAATATTATGGGTCTTGCTGAAAACATGACCGTAGATGATAACACAAATTTTGCGTTTGGGCTTGTGTATAACGACAGCACAAATGGATGGAGAGTGATTTAAGATGAGCAGATTATCACAATTTTTTGGGCCTCCTTCTACAAAAAGCGTAGTCCCAGTGGTTCAGAATGGATGGACAGTTGCAACCACATTTCCAAACGGCGGCGCAGTTGCAACGTCGGGAACTACTACAGCCGATACGTATGTCACTATGGTAGATATTGATGGAAAGGGCTGGCTTGATCATTTGTCTTTTCAAAACGGGGTAGGCTCTGTTCGTACTGTGACAATTCGTATTACAATCGACGGAACAGTTGTTTGGACCACGAATTCATCTTCTGGTTTAGGAACTCTTAATCAAGGAAAATACTTATTAGGCTCATACGCCTCAGATCAAGGAAACAATGATCAACCGCTAAGGTTTAATAGTAATTTGACTATAGAAGCCAAAGAAAGTACAGGGCAAACAGGCGGCATAAAAATACTTTACGCATATAGGTTAGACTAATATGGCACTAAATTTTCCATCATCACCGTCCGTAAATGATACCTTCTCTTCAGGAGGCATCACATGGACTTATAACGGCTCGTCGTGGACGACCAACCGTGTAGAAAGCTCTTTTGATTCGCTTAGTGATGTGAATCTTACGGGCGCTGCTAACAACGATCTCCTATATCGAAGCGGTGGTGCTTGGATCGATACAGCAGGACAACTAACCTGGGATGGCTCTACCCTACTAGCGACCGCAGGAACGATCTCAGGTGCATCTGTTGTTGCTTTAAGCAACACGCTTGAGGTCCAAGGCACCTTCCCATTTCTACAGCTGAACCAAACAGACGGTGCTACTAACCAAAAGAAGTGGGTGTGGATTTATGACAACGCAGCATTAGAGATGCGAGCAGTCAATGATGCCTCGGACGCCTACTCTCAGGCATTTGTGATGTCACGTTCTGGATACGCAATATCGTCGCTAACTTTTGGTAACGCAACCGATAACCCAACCTACACATTCTCAGGCACAGGACTTACGACCATGGGCGGAGCACTGACTGTAAATGGCGTAATCAACGGTCCAGGTGGATCCGCTGGAGCGCCGACCTACTCCTTTGCGTCAGACAGTAATACCGGTATGTTTGGTAACACGGCGGGTGAGCTCTATCTAGTATCTGACGGTACAGCAAGGGTGACAGTAAATTCCTCCGGGGCAACCATTAACGGATCGCTGTCTGCATCGTCGGTTGTATCTACGGGCAGCTCGATGGAGATTCAGGGATCCTTTCCATACCTCCAGTTGAATCAAACAGACGGCGGTACAGACGAAAAGAAATGGGTGTGGATTGCAGACGGCACAGCAATGGAATTGCGAGCAACAAACGATGCAAGCAATTCTCAGACTAATGCCTTTACCTTTACGCGCTCTGCGCAGAATATTAGTAATCTAACTTTTGGTAATGCTACAAGCAATCCAACTTATACATTTGCTGGTACCGGAGCGCTCACAGTCGGCGGCACTGTTACATCTAACGGCGCCTCACATGTATTTAACGCATCCGCAGACTCTACTGGAACGTTTACGTTAGGCAGTAGCTCTGCATCTTCGAAGGAGCAAAGATTCCGTCTAGTAAATTCCGCCGCAACGTCGGGTGTAGACTTTATCTTAACTGATGCCGGCACGACCTACGGTATCTATGATAGAAACGGAACTCCTGCTTGGGCGTTACAAATTAACGCAAGCACCAAAGCAATTACTGGAAACGGTTCAGGACTAACCTCGCTCAATGCTACTAACCTATCCACAGGAACCGTAGCAGATGCTAGACTATCTTCAAACGTACCTCTCAAAAACACCTCGGCAACTATTTCCGGAGCGTGGAACTATACGACACGGCCTACCTATAATTCGGGTGCTTTGTTGTATAGTAAGAAGGCAAACGGCACTGCTACAAATCAATGGGTACGTGTTGCGAAGATAGAGTCGAACAATGGGCGAGGCACATCAATTGTCAGATTATATACCACAGGCGGTTCCCAAATCCCGCAATCTATGGAAATCTATTGGGATAGTAAGTGGGATGCAACAGCCAATGAGTTGAATATTATTAATAATTCCCTAGGATATGTAACTTCGGTAAAAACTACAAAGAACTCAACCACAGCCGCGTATTTAGAAGTGTATGTTAGTGGAAGCGCAATTGATCTTTACGTAGAGATACAAGATGTCGGGCATTACGCTACTACCGTCGCATTTGAAACTAGCTTTACAACATATACAGACGATATTGTTCTGAGCGATGTTAATACAAAGAGTATGGTTCGAGGAAACTCGACGCGCGGCGTTGCATTCTTGGGCGATCCTACTACAGGCCCCGGCGCAGTATTTGCAGCAACAGGCGGTGGCACAGACTCAGCCATACAAATTAGCGCAGTACAACCTAGCATAAACTTTTATGATACTGATGCCACCGCAGATAATAGATCATGGGACTTTAGTGTTAATTCAGAAACATTCCAGGGTCGCCTTATCAACGATGCAAACAACTCAGTAAGCAATTGGGTGGCAGTAGAACGAACGGGAAATACAGTTGACTCAGTCACATTCGGCGGAAGAGTTCAAGTACCAGCCGGAACGGTAGCAGCGCCGTCTATATATTTTGGAGATACAGGAACAGGCTTTTACCGAGCAACCAGTGCCGACACTATTTCTGTTGCCATCAACGGAAATCAACGAGTAGTCTTTGATAATAGCGGCATCTCGATGGGTGTTGGTAAATTCTTTGGACCAGGCGGATCCGCAGCAGCGCCGACATACTCGTTTATTTCGGATAATAATTCCGGAATGTATAGTAATAATAGCGGCACAATACATTTAGTGTCTGACGGCACTTCAAGATTCTACGTAGATAACTCCGGTGCGGCGGTTAGCGGCACGCTAACCTTGAACGGCGAAGTCCTAGCTCAAAATAACTGGCTTACTTACGGATATGGCGGCTACATCAACGCAAACGGCTATTATAACACCAACCAGTATTCGAGCCTGCGTTTAATACACTTTGGTTCGATTGCAAACGGTTCGACGAATATCCCTGAAGGTGCCGACAATGCAAACGTGATGCTGGTGATGAATAAACACACTGGCGGATATTGTTCACAACTATACTTCCCTAATAGCGACAGTATTTGGCACCGATATCAGAGTAATGGGTCATGGGGTAGCTGGAGAAAGATTCAGACATTAGATAGCAACGGACAACACGATTCAGCTTTAACAGTCCAAGTCGACGGCACTGCGACGTTGCCGTTACGAGTCTATAACGCACAGGCCAGCGTAGTTGCAAATACCTCCATACATCTTGGATATCCTACAGAAGGATACGGTTGGCGCATTACAAGCAATAATAACCCATCCTCGACATATGCAGGAAATCTTCAATTTACCCGTGGTGTCGGCACCAGCACATATACGGTGGCGGGTTACTTTGATAATTCGAGTAACTTGTTCGGAAATGCTAGTATGGTGATTGGCACTGCCTATCGTTATTATATGGACGGCGGCAGCTCGATAGGCGTAGGTTATAACGGCACCGGCACTTATTCGCCTGTACAAACCTACGGAAGTAAAAGTTCGTATGGCGGCATATACGATAACTACTCGGCGGTCAATATGATGTGGGACTCGTCGGGTAACGGTGGACAATATCGATCGGCATGGCACTATTATTGGAGTGTGGCGAACGGCTGCATGGGAATCGATGGATCTACTACATCATCTTCATATTCAGTGTATGTCACGGGTGCCATTTATGCAACAGGCGATATCGTAGCCTTCTCGGATGCTCGCCTCAAGGAAAACATCTACACAATTGAGGATTCGCTCACAAAAGTGTTAAGACTGCGAGGTGTTAACTTCAATCGTATTGACGACCCCGAAAAGAAGCTACAGATGGGTGTCATTGCGCAGGAAGTGCTTGAAGTTGTTCCAGAGGTCGTTACTCACTCCGAGAAGACAGACGCCGAAGGTAACACAGGCGAAGAATACGGGGTCAATTATGGTGCGCTCGTTGGCGTGCTAATCGAAGCAGTCAAGGAACTTAACGCAAAGGTCGATGCACAAGCAAAATTAATTGAGGAACTACGAAATGGGTAATATTACTTTCACTTTTACGAACGCACAAGGAACACTGTCCTATCCGTACAACGTTTCGGATGCAGACCTTGATCGGCTTATTACATATCTAAGGAATAAGCACGGTACAATACAAGGTGCTGCACCAGATCCAGTTACCGTTACGCCCGCTACCATTCCTGTGGCTCTTCAAAAAGCTACAGGCGAGGTTATGAAACAATGGAAGAGCTCTACACTGGAATTTGAGAAGCAGCAAGAGATAGACAATATTTCTATTCCGCCTATTGATGTAACAGAGGGATAAGATGACTATACCTACCACGAACATAGGTCTTAGCCACGTACAAACAGAGTTCGGAGGAAGTAACCCGATCTCTCTCAGCGAATATTATGCAGGCGGAACTTATGTTCCTACGGGACAGAAGAATAATTCGAATGTATCTGTACCAACATCAGGCACAATAAGTATAGGCAACTTTACTGGTGCCACCAAGTTAGTATCGTTGGGTGCAACCCTACCGAACCCAATTGATTGTATTTCTTTTCTTTCGGGTGGTCCTACGTTGACACTTTCTAATGCAGGAACCTGGACAGGAACCGGCGCTGGCAGCGGCACGTGGCTTACAGGAGGAGGCACAAATGCCGATTATGAGGCAAGAGCTTCCAATCTTACAGGAAATACAGGTAACGCCACCGGAACATATAATACTTGGCTTGTCCTATCTACGTCAAGAACATGGGGTCTAGTTGCTGGCGCAATCGGAACTCTACGAACTACGTCGTTTACCTTAGAAATCAGAATGGCAGCTTCTCCCAATACAGTTCTAGCGACGGCAACAGTAAACATGGAAGCTGACAGAACGTAACAACTCGAGACTGATAAATAACGGTATGAGACTGAACGAAGTAGCCCGTATCGACGAAGATATTGAATGGAATCCAGGACACCAAGAGACCTATATGTCTCTGAAGGCGCTTGTGAATCATACCAACGGTGTGTATAAGTCCGAGAAACAGAAAAAGTTCCTCGAAGCAACCCTAATCAAAAACGAGCCTGCTCGAGAAGCTGCTTTTATGAAGAGCAACTACGGTGTCGAGATGCTCGACCCATCGAACAAGGTCGTGATGCTCTCGGGCTACTATCGCTGGGCAGACTACGGTGCTCGTTCGATGATTCCGTTCTTCTACGCCTTTGAGATGGATCAGTATGGGGTCGTTGCCCTATGGAAGATCGGTGCTCACGGCAATCTCAAGATCGGCGCTGGTCCCGACCCTAAGAAAGCAAAGCGCGAGTGGGTCCGCCCAGAGGGTGTAGATACTTCCCACTTAGAGCCATCTAAGGAGCAAGCCAAGAAGGAGTTCCTAAAGAGCCTAGGTAAAGCCTCCGGCAAGTATATCGGAACCGAGGGCGAGAAGAAGCACGACTTCGGCTCAGTGGTTGTCAAGGTAGTCAAGGAACTGGAATCTTACGTCGTAGCGTACAACATCGCAGCCGAGCGTTGGTTCCATGTGTTCGAGGACGCAAACGGCGACGTGATCTGGTATACAGGCAAACACCTCGGCGTCAAGCCTGGGCAGACCATCAAACTTCGTGGTACAGTAAAGAAGCATCTCATTAGCAAGCGTATGGAGCACGTCACAATCGTGTCCCATCCGAAGATAGAAAAAGAACTCTTTACAAATCAAGAAGTTACAGAGCCTGTAGAAAAAACCTAAGAAAATCAAAGGGTTACAACGACAGAAAAAGGTTGACGTAGCAGAAGAATCACATTATACTGCTATTTCAACGTGAGGAGATAAATAAGTTTAGGAACTGAAAAAAAGAGGTTGACCACGCGATAAATAAAGCGTATAGTCACTCTTACAGTAAGGACTTAGACGAGGAACATAAGGTTCAGCTATGAGAAACGCAACATCAACATTGAAAAGTTCGCGCCCAACCACAGTCGCTCTGTGGCATAGCCAAGCCATTATGGCCAATACTCTGCCCACAGCGTCTGAACGCAAGTTTGGATATGATTGTGGTCAGACCGAGGCTTCCTTGTATAAGGACTTCTAACGCATAAGCGAAAGAATTTTTACACAAGGAAGCCGCTCCGAAAGAAGCGGCTTTTTTGTTGCCCACACAACCAGTGGGCGAGTTGGAGAGTAGGGATATAGTGTCAACCGCATGGGTACGTCCCCCGGCACACTATATGCAACTCGCGCAAGAGGTGGTAATCTTGCGCGCCAGGTACGAGGGTAACGCAACGGCGTCCGTTGGATCCTCTGAAAACTTAATACTCATTTCCGCAGTTTGCCGTCGGGAACAAAGTAACGGCAAGCAACCCGATACATATACGGATCGCAGCGACACTAGATGTTTGCTGCGCCGTATATGGGTCGGCCAAATTCCTAGAGGTAAGGACGGTTGAAAAGACTGTCCGTATATAGCGCGAGGTTGGTGGGGCGACTATGTAACATGCTTTCGTGGCGTAACGGTAGCGTATCCGGCTCTTAACCGGTAAGGCGATGGGTTCGAATCCCTCCGAAAGCACCAATTTATGGAGCGCGGTAATGCGCGTTCGAAAACGAAGACCTCCGACAGAACCCCGCGTATCGAAAACGCGAAGGTGGTAGCAAATACTGTCCCGGTAATCTCGGTACGCCGGACGCTTCTATTCCAGTGCCGGACCAAAGGCGGTGACCGCGACGCTGTTAACGTCGATTCTGGGAGGTTCGATCCCTCTCACTGGAGCCAATTTAGCAAGAACGATGCCCCTGTAGTTTAACAGGCCAAAATGCCGTGCTGGCGAATGCAAGATAGCTGGCCATCACAGACTTGCCTGTGATGCAACACCTGGTGTAACATCGGGTGCGGTGATGGAGGTTCGATACCTTCCAAGGGCAGCAATCATGAAGGGCAGCAATGCCAGAAGTAAAACGAGGCGTCATAAACTCACGCCTATCTACGAGACGCGGCCAGACGCGCTGGAGAATCCGCTCGTAGAGGACATGGTTGGAGTATGTTTGTAGAGAGCCTTTTCAGGGGCGTAGGCGTTGGTGAACGAATCCAACTCATCGGTAAGTTGGTGAACGGGTTAGTCTCCTAGTAACTGATTTATTCGGGATCCAGTAGTTGAGTGACTCTCAACATTGTGAGTGAAAACCTCATACCGTCCCTGAAAAGGCTTTTGAATAATACGGGTCGTTGGTGTAACGGTAGCATCAGAGCCTCCAAATCTCTTAGGTCAGGGTTCGAATCCTTGGCGGCCCGCCAAATTTTAATGCGTGAACGGCGACGACGGCGAGTCGCACCAGACTGTAAATCTGACGCCTCCGGCTTAGTAGGTTCGAATCCTACTTCACGCACCACTAGTCACGTGGACTGCAATCACTGTTATCAGTGCGAAACTATCAGTGGCAGGAATGGCTATGAACCTGCATAAATGAGCAAGCTAGATGGAGTATGTTATCGCCTAACGGTAAGGCACTCGGGACACCTGATCAGGTATTGTAAGCCCGGGCAATGTGGGTTCGAATCCCACTGGCAATATGTGGCATCTTAAAACACCACACCCTGGTTGACGCAAGTAAGGATAGCTGGTGCTGTCAGGTGGCTGTAACCCACCTCCCTCTGGGCAGGAAGTTCGATTCTGTCCGTCAACCACCAATTCCACGCCCTCGTAGCCCAATTGGCAGAGGTGACGGTTTTAGAAGCCGTACAGTGTCAGTTCGAATCTGACCGAGGGCACCAAACGTGTCGTGTCGTTCACGACTAGTGCTGCTTCGCACGAAGAACAGGCGTCACGGCCCTGACAGCGGTCGCTGGTCACCTTAACCAGCCCAATTTTATGCCGCCTAAGCATACGTGGCGATGCACGGGCCTTGTAAGTCTGGGAAGTAGGTTCGATTCCTACAGGCGGCACCAGTTTGCGGGTAAGTGAACAAGAGTCATACTAGCCTCATAAGCTAGAGAGTCCGGAGCATTTCCGGAACCCGCTACCACTTTACGCTCCAGCTGTTGGACAGGCGCGGCTCCTACAAAGCTGCTGAACACAGTTCGATCCTGTGATGGAGCACCAACTATGCCGGTGTAGCTCTCTGGGAGGGTGACTCGTTGTCTGCGAGACTTAGGAGGGTTCGATTCCCTTCACCGGCGCCAATTACGGGCTGTTAGTATACGGGGTATTATTTCTCGCTTGCACCGAGAAGAACAGGGTTCGAGTCCCTGGCGGTCCACC